AGCATCACCGTCGTAGGCGCCAATGTTGCCACCCCCATCGGGGTAATGAGCAGCTTGTGAAGGTACTTCACGCTTGGAGAGACATTCCCGCCGTGCGGCAGCCCGTAATCCGTGCTCTGCTTCAACGCTGTGAAAGTCAGAGGCGCAGCTGCGTAGTAGTTCGGGATGGGGTTCCCCGGCGACATGGACAAGTCAAACCAGATACCCGTAGCCGTGGTCTGCGTGGGGGCCTTGCGCCAAGTACTGATCTTGGTCTGCCCCGCCGCGTACGCGTCGTTAATCGCCTTGAAGTTCTGGATTGCTGCCATCTTCAGCCACGATTATGTAGGGAACACGGCAGGCACAAGCCACCTCACCGGCAGGATTTTCAGTCCTGACGACGATCTCGCATTGCGGACAGGTGCAGGTATAGATCACGTCGCGGTGATGGAGAGCGCGCCGATGGCGAACTGCGGCTGAATGCCCGAGGACACGTTCAGGGTCGCACTCAGCGCGCCCGAAATGCACATGTTGATCGCGGTCGCGCGCGCAGGGCCCGTGTCCACGACAGCAAAATGCGTAACCGCGGCCGTGCTGCCCGTGCACGCGGGGAACTGGATCAACGCCGCGTTGGTGAACGGGTTGCCCCCGCCAGTCCACGCGGTAGCTTTGGTCAGTGCCACGCGCGCGTACGAGGTGTAGTTGGCCTCGTTGGTCAGATCACCTGTTTCACCGGGGTCCGCGGTGAACAGCGCCAGATACTGCGTGGCACCGGAGCGGTACGACGGGTCGGTGCCTTGAAGAAAGGCGGCGAGAGCCGCAATTTCCGTCGTGTTGTCCATTGACATGGTGGAGTCCTCGTGGTTACTTGGCTAGAAGTCTATCAGCTTCGACTACGGCCTGACAGGCGGTGAGTTGGTTGACGACGCCGTCGGCTTCGTTGGCGAGGGCGAGAAGAAATCGACTAGCCGGGAGCGAAAGTTCGCCTCCCGCTGGACCATCACGTCCGCCGGCGCCGGGGGCAGCACTGGCGGCTCCACCTCCGCAGCTCTGGACCCGGGGGGAACTGGGGTCCCGCAAGACGAGAGTGCGAGCGTCAAGAGCAGCAGCGTCATCGCGTTTTTGAGCTTCATTGTTCGCTATCCTTTTCTGGTACCCGGCCGATACTGCGGCGAACGCTTGCGCTTGGGCTTGTTCTTTGGCGCGGTAGCGGGCGTTGATGCCTTTGACGACGGCCGCGTTGACGCGCTCGTCCGCGAGGTCGCGCTGGGCATACTCGGATACGACGAGCTGTCCACCGTCAGAACGCCCTTTAACGTACGCCCCAGTAATCCCCAGTACGAAAGCCAGCGCCGCAATAAGGTAAACATTTGGCATCACCGTCCTTCTTCCGACAAATAGCGGCGCCCGTTGGCGTACGCGTAAATAGTATCCGGGCACACCCCGAACTCCGCTGCAAGCGCGAGTCCGTCGTACTTGCTCCCGCCAGCACTGCGAGCAGTCTCGATCCGTCGTACTTGCGCCGCTGTCAGTTTGTTCTTCTTCCGCCCCTTTTTCGCAGAGTCAACTGCGTTATCCGCAGAGGTACCGAGGAATAAGTGCGCGGGGTTGGCACACGACGGAACATCGCATCTGTGGCACACCAGCATCCCCTCCGGAATCCCACCCGCGTGTAGTTCATACGCTACGCGGTGGGCTAGTTGGTTGCGGCCGTTTACATTGCCGAGCACTCCGTACCCTTGCCGGTTTGTATACCCGGAGAAAAGCCAGCATCCGCTCTCTGGGATACGCTCCAAGAAGCCCTCCAACCTCGCTTCGATGGATTTCACGGTTTCTCCTTTGCCGCCGCGCGCTCGTCGTCCGTCCACACCCTCTGCTGGCCCTTGTTCAGTACGGAGTCCGCAGACAGCCCCATGAAAATACCCAGTGCGATCACGGTGCCCACCTTGGTGATTTCATCCAGCGCGCCAGTGGACACGAACCCCACCATACCGGATATGTTGCCGATCAGCGCACCAACGGTCGCCCGTGGGTTCGATAGCACCCACTCGTATCCATCCGCCCACTTCTTGACCATGTGCAGGAGCTGGCCACACATGGCGGCTGTGCAGAACACGATAGCGTTCAACACCGAGGGGTCTTTGAGAACGGTCTGCACAGCTTGATTCATGGCAACCCCTTCACTTTTTTCGCGGCGACGTACCGCGCCCAACGGTCTTTATACCCGTTCGAATCCCCTTCGGCCGCTGTTTTGCGGCCGAAGTTGATCCGGTCGCTGACGCCGTCGAAGTCCCCGGTATCGGCAATCTGGTTGAGATCATTGATGTACCAGAAGAAGGCGGCGCTCCGAGCAGCGTTAGGCAGAGTCTCCAGAAGCTCTGGATGTTCCACACAGTCAACCCCCAGTGCGTCTCGGGTCTTGCAGTGATTGTCGTACCCCGTGGTCTGGAACCAGCCGTGGCCTTTCCAGAACACCCCGGGAGTCGAACCGTGCCGTGCGGCAATGGCAATCGCTTCGGGCTTGGTGTTGCCGAGGTCTTTGCGGTTGTCGTACGCGCGCCCACTGGCGAGCTCCCGGACGTACTTGAACCCGCCGCTTTCGTGAGCGGCTTGCGCGAGGAACATCGCTTCTCTGAGCGGGGTGTCCGAGATGCCATACGTCCTCATTGCGTAATTGAGGGGCTCGAGAAAGTCCGCCACCCGGGTCTTGGTGTGGGGGGCAATCGCCAGCAGCTCCGCCTCGGTGATCACTCACGGTTCCGTTGATTGATCGCATTCAGGAGCGCTACGTGATGCTCGTGCGAATTTTTCTCCATGTCCCGCATCTGGTCGAAGATCTTGGCGACGTGGCTACGACTCGTCGTCAGCTCTTTCTGTATGCCCTCCTGCACGGACTCGTCCAGCTTGGCGTGCCGTTCGAATTCTTCCTTGGTGATCATGTGTTCCTCGATCTTGTCGATGCGGGCATGCGTGTTCTTGAACACCCACGCGATCAATCCCGCCACACCGGCGACCCCCGCCGCAACGGTTTTGTCCCATACCCCCACGTCAGTCTCGATCGCCATGTCGTTTCTTTCTTCATTTTTAGTCGATGCAAATCTGGTCGGCGGCGATGTTGACTGTGAACGGGCCTTCCGTCGAAGTGAACGTGGCGTTCCACGCTCCTGCGAAGATGGCTCTATTCGCCCGATTCGGTATGTAGATCAAAAAACCTACCGCGGAAATCGTCGAGACGGGTATTACCGGCGAGTCCCACGTCAGGCACGCGCTGCCTCTGTCCTCCCAGACGCGCGCGTTCTTCAAAGCAAGCCCACCGGCCTTGTACCCTTTGCCGTGCGCCTCACCAACGTCGGTGTACGCGAGCGTGTGCGGGCCAATATCCGCCGCGCCGTCGTACAGCGCGAGCTTGAAGCTCTCTTTCGAGAGCAGCTCGAGCATCAGCAGCTTGGCGGGGGTGGTGAGACCGGTGGAAATCACGTCAGATCAGCACTTCTTGCCAGACTTCATGGCCTTTTTCTCGCCTTTTTCGGCGTTCTTGGCCATCCACGGGGGCATTTTCGCTTCCTTTTTCTCTTCCTTTTTCGGCTCTTTCTTCTCGGAGTACTTCGCCATGGTGTGTCCTTTCAGTGGGAATTGCCCGAGACCCGGTTGGCCATCAGGCTACCCTGCCGCCCGCCCTTGGGCGTTCCGTCGGGCTGCGTCGGTACCGCTTTGGGCACGGGGGGTTGGGGCAACGATAGTCCGCCACCGCCACCGCCCAGTGCGGGGTTGATGTACTTGATCTTGGTGGCGCCAGTCACCGCGCCGTCGGGTCCGGTCTGGAACTCGATCTGCTCTTTCTCCGGCTGCATGGCGGCCTGCTGCGCGGCGGCTTGCGCCTGCTGGGCCTCGGACATCTTGGCCTGTAGCTCTTCGCGTGAGGGCACGAGCTTGTCGACGTTGATGTCGAGCAGCTTGGCGTTCTCGCGCAACAGCTCGGCGACACCGAGGGGTCCTACGATCTGCCCGGCTACCTCGCTCTGCAGCACCAGCTGCAGGAACTCGTTACGCCGCACCGCGGCCGATTCCTTGGCGACGAGGGACATGGCGCCCTTGGCTACGATGTTGATGTCGCCGATCAGGTCCGGATCCGCGGAATACCGCAGGTTGTGCTGGTAGAGCCGCTCGAGCAGCGGCGAAATGACGTTCTTGTCGATCGTGCCGATCACGGACTTGATCGATTTCGACGCGTTGGAAATCATCATCGACAAGCCGGAGGCGGTGCGCCCGGCGCCCGGGGTGTTCTCACCGGTCATGTAGCGCGGGATGCCTGAGTGCTCGTCGGCCAGTGTCTGGAACTTCTCGAACACCGCCATCAGCTCGTTGGCGTTCGACTGCGGCTGGAAGAACTTGAGGGGGTCCGTCGCATCTTGGTAGTCGGAGTTCTGGAACTGCCAGATCTTCCATGGGTACATCTGCGTGATGCTCTCGCCTGCTGGGAGCCGGCTGACGTTCACGCCGACCTGCGGGCCGCTCGAGATGCCCATGTTGTTCGCCAATGAGCGCGCGGAGGCGTTGCACATAGCCTGACAGTCGCGAATAAGGTCCGCCACGCCGTTACCCCAGAACGCCCCGGGTATTTTCTCGTAGCTGGCGGTGTAATAGGGCTTGCGACCGAGCGGATCGTAGTTCAGCACCGCTTTGATGACGATCGAACCGATCATCCACACGTCACAGGGGTAGGATTTGTCCTTGTCAGGCACTTCCTTGGCGGAAAGGCCCATTTCGAGCAGCAAACTGCCCTGCACGGAGTCCCAGAGCTGCAGCGCGTCGACAATATCGGCCGTTTGGGCCGCATCCGGACTCTTTTTGTCCGTCGCGAGGGCCACCGAGCTGTCGATGGCCAGCACTTCGGTCATTCCGGTGCCGAATTTGCTCAAAACCTCGCGCAGCGCCACGTCGCTGAAGCCTTCGACGCCGATCATGGCCTCGACGTCCTCACGGGTGAGCTTGTGACGCTCGATAAAGAAGCCGTCGTGGGGGCTGGACGACCACGGAGCGGGGTAGCACATGAACGGATTGACCCGTTCCCACTCCAGCACGATTTTTTCGACCGGAACGAGGCCGTTTCCCTGCCATTCGAGGGTCTTGCGCTTGCGCGGGACCGGCCCTTTCATAATCGCGGTGGGGAACGTGACGATATCGTCGATGAACTCGGCCAGCGCGTCGGAGAAGAGTCCCTCGTCCAGCTGGTCCTCCATCTTCATTTCCATGCGCGCCACGCGTTTCTTCGCTTCGTCGCGCAGGTGCCGGAGCCCCGCGTCGTACAGCCGCTCTTTTTCCGCGGCGATGATCTGTGGTGTGGGCGGCTGCCCGGTGCTTTGCGCCACCATTTGCACGGCCTGCTGCAGTGCCTGCAGCGCCATCTGCTTGATTTCGGGTGGGAGATCAGGGATCGCCGTGCAATCCAGTGCCCACGGCTTGTCAGTGCCGGATCCCAGCAGCGTGTCGCGCAACCAGCTTGATGCGCCTCGGCACTTGGTGCTCGTGAGCATCATGAAAATCTCGGACCCCCCCTGCTTCCTGATCTCGGCGAGCTTCTCGGGGTCGTACTCCCCGTTTCTCTGCCTCAAGCACTGCAGCAGTCGCTGCTCAGGGAGGAGTTTCGCTGCCTTGGCCGACTCCCAGCGCTTCTGCACGTGAGCGGCGAGGCCTCGTATGGCGGGGGCGTCCTGCTGAGTCTGGAACGCGGCAGCTT